GGGGTATATTATAATTTTTATTAAATCTAATTACATTAAGTTAGATACACCAACTAATCTGTAGTAGATATTTTTGTTTGCAGTTGCACCACCAATAGCTCCTTGTGCGTTAGTAGTTGCAAATGGATTAGCTACCATTCCGTACCTAGTTTTGAAACCTATCTTAGGCTGGAAAGTATCCTCACCAACTGCTCTTACCATTTGTAATGGAACATATGGGCAGTAGAAAAGACCAGCATCAAAAGCAGAAGAGCCTTTGTATCCTAGTGTAAAGTACTGCTTACCAGATGCACTTGAGAAGTATGGATCAACGTAGACTCTAATTCTACCGTTCATCACACCTGCAAAAGTGTTTCCTGTATCATCAACATTTAAGTTGTTGTTTAATGCAGGAGCGTAATCTAGTACACCTGCCATTTGTAAAGCTGAAGCTACGTCAGAACCACAAATTAAGACGTTACCTTTTCCTCTACGAGTGGCTTTTGCAATTGCGTTAGCTTCTCTTTCGATTTGGAAGATTAAACCTTTGAATCTCTCAACTGACCAACGACCGTTTGAGTCAACATCAAGGTTAAATGTACCAGCAGAAGCAACATTGTCTTGAGCACCAGCAGTAGCTGTATAGTTAATTGTTCTAACAACTTCTCTGTTAATCTCTGAAAGAATCTCAGAAGAAAGAATATTAGATAACTCTTGCTCAGCGTCTAAACCATGTACTGCTTTAAGGTCTTGTGCAAGTTCCATTGTGTACTCAGCTTTTAAAGCTCTTGAAACAGCTGTTACAGCAACTTTTTCAACTGAGAATGCCATCTGTTGGAAAGCATTTTGAGAACCATCACCTAATGCCTCAGCATCAGCTGTAGACATACCAGTTTCAACAGAATAACCTGTACCTGAAGTTGTTCTAGATGTTGGGTCATTACCATCTTGACCAGCATTAGAACCATTATCGATAGCACCTATTGAAGCTGTGTTACCTGCAGCAGAAGCAGAGAATGAAGTGTTAGCTTCGTTAAATAATGCCTCTTTTCCACCTTGTTGAGTGAAGTTTGATCTTAAAGCAAAGATAAGACCTGTTGGACCTGACATTGGCTGCACACCACAAATGTCGTACGCAATTAAGTTAGGCATAGATCTTCTTACTAAACTAATTAATACTGGATCAAAAATATCGACATTACCAGCACCAGCAACAGAAGATGAAGCACCCATTGCATTAGTTGGTGCAGCCTCTCCTAATAGGCTTGGCATTGTATATCCGCCTGATCCGACAGCAGCTTCTCTTGAAGCTCTTTCTTGATTTTCTAAAAGGGTAGCAACGACTGACTTTTTGTGAGGATCTGTAATCTTTGGAAGATCTGGATGCTCAACAACAGGCTGCCATTTCTTTAGAAGTTCTTCGTTTTGATATTGCATCTTGTTGTCTCCTTTAAAAATTTGCAATTTTTATTTATTTATAAATTATTACTTTTTAACTGATCTAGTGATAGCATTCATATAGACAGCCATGTCTTTACGCTCTGGCTGAGTTTCCTCAGTCAAAGGCTCAGACTCATCAAAGTCACCTTTTTGTACTTCAGCTTGTTCAGCTTTTTTGAAGTAGCTTTCTTTTAGAACATCAAGCTTCTTGATAAATGACTCGTCATCAGTATACTCAACATTCTCTGCTAAAACTCTCATCTTCTCAGCTTGTGTATCAGTCAATGACTCACAAACTTCATCAACAATAGCTTCTCTTGTTGCTTCACTAATTTCAGAATTAAGTTTTGCATTCTTTTTGATCTCTTCGTCTAACTTAGACTCAAGTTCTTCGTTCTTACCGATTAACTCTTCGACAATGTCAGCTTTCTCTTCTGGAATGTCAATATAGTGCTCAGTAAAGAGATCTTTAAGTCCTTTGATAAAGTCTTCTGTTAATTCAGCTTTAATACCTTTTTCAACAGCTAGCTTGTTATCTTCCATCCACTGCTCGACTACGTAATCTAAATACTCGTCAAGTTTTTTGGACATAGACTCTTTCATTTCTTCTTTTTGAGATTCTACTTCTTTATCAATATCAAATTGATAAATCTTTAACTGCTCATTAATTTTAGTAATGACAGCATTCTCAAAAATTACTGTAGCTTTATCTTTGAACTCTTCAGATAATGTTTCATCTGAAGCAAATAGTGCTTTAATATCTTCTTTAATGTCGATATCTTTAGCTTCTACTTTCTTAGCGTTCTCAATGATTTCTTCTACATCAACGTCATGTTCGGTTTCTTCTGTATTAGTATTTACATTTACATTTTTATCGAATATAGACATTATGTTTCCGTATGCAGCAGCTAAATCTTTGGTCTTTTTCTTACCCATTTTATGGACCATAGCTGTAATCATTGCTACTTTTGTTTTTGGCATTTCCGAAGAACCTTGCTTTGGAGGAGTTTTGTCACCTTGGTCTTTTGACTTACCAGGTGCTTTGGCTTTCTTAGCTGCTGGCTCAGGTACTTCAGATGGATCTCCCATTGAAGCCTTGAACTCATCTAGCTTTTCTGCCTTCTCCTCGAGCTGTTCTTCCTCTACAACAGGAGTTACCTGTTCTTTGGTTTCTAACTCTTTATTTTCCATGTTTGAGCTCCTTAGGCTAAATTGAAT